GTAACAATTGAACTCGAAGATTATTGGGAAGACCTTGAAAAAGGAACACCAGCAAAAGGATATTCAAAAGAAAACAGAAAAAAGCTACAACCAAAGATATTAGAATGGATAAGTAATAAACCTGAATTACAAAGCATAGCAGGAGACAAGAAAGGACAAAGGTCTTTATCCTATGCAATAGCAACAAACATACTTAAAAAAGGAACTATTAAAAGATTTGGTTACAAGGGCAAACCATTCTTAACCGAAGAAATACCACAATTAGAAAAAGACATAACACAAGAATTTGAATAATGGCACTAACAATATACAACACACCTAACAGCTACGCGCCCGTTTACAATCAAATGATTTTTACTTTGAGTTCAACAAACGTTGCTCAATCTAATTTCAGATACATCGCAGATATTTATGTAAATGGTTCAAGTGATTATACTAGATTAGAAGTAGGCAGAAATCCAACTAACAACTATGGTACTTTTGATGTTGCTGGTATCATTCAAAACTTTTTAACTAGAGACTTTGAAGATAACACAACTACATTTAAACAATGTGGAAACTCAATAGCATCTTATATAGTACAATTTGGTGAACAGTATGGAGCAAGTAGTGGAATTACTAACTATCCTAACTTAACAACAAGTTCAGGTTATTGTTTTAATGGGGTGTTTAGTCCATTGGACTTTTTAGATTTTGCAACAAACACTTATGTACTTCAAAATAGTTCAAGTCAATTTCTTACTGATAGACCGACTTTTGAATCGAGAACAGGTGAGAAACTTATTTTAGGTTTTATGACAGATGCTGCAAACGAAGCCTATAATTTAGAAATTATAAGTTACTACGATGAAGGCACGATATTCAATACAGTTACAGTTGCTAATCCTTATGCATCAATAAGTAATAGGCAAGACCGTTCAATAAATGTAAGAGTAGATTATGACTGGTTAACTAGCTTAGTCAATGCTGATTTATCAAGTGGTTCAACACCTATCTTCGTTGTTAATTGGGAATACTATGATGTAAGAATAAAAAACAGCACAGGAACAATAGTAAGTGAAACAATCCGCATTTATCCTGGCGAAGATATTTGCTCAAAGTACACACCTATCCGTTTTAAGTTTATGAATAACTATGGTAAGTACGATTATTACACTTTTACAGGTGCAATGACTAAGAACACCAATATTAAACGAAATACTTACAAAAGTAATCCAAATCAATGGAGTGGTACTAATTACAACTACTCAACAACAAGTAGAGGATTAAGCCAATACGAAACTGTATTAGATGATACTATTACAATAAACAGTGATTGGATTACAGAAGATGAAAGTATTTGGTTAGAACAATTAGTAACAAGTCCTGATGTTTATATTTACGATGGAAGCAACTTAGTTTCAGTTAACATTACAGATAGTACTTACCAAACAAAATACGAAGCTAGTCAGCAGCTATTCAATTTAGTGGTTTCATTTACTTACTCACAAAACAGAAAAAGACAAAGAAGATGATTTTAACTAAAATATACATTAATAACGAGCAGATAGATTTAAAAGAAGATGTTTCGATACCTCTTAACTTTAATATTGCTGATATTAGAGAACCTGAAAAAAGAAGTACTACATGGAGCAAGACTGTTATATTACCAGGCTCTACTTTTAACAATGAATTGTTTTCGAATATATGGAACGTTAATGCAGTCATTAATAGTACAGGCACTACTAACTTTACTCCGAATTTTAATCCGAATTTAAAAGCACAGGCTGAAATAACTTACAATGAAGCAACACAGTTCAAAGGCATTTGTCAATTATTAAATGTTAATGTAACTGATAAATACGAGATTGAATACGAGGTGGCTTTTTTTGGCGAGTTACAGAATGTATATCAGTTTTTTAATAATAGTTACTTAAGAGACATTGATTTAAGTGAATACAACCATACTTACACATTAAATAATCAGTATTTGAGTTGGTACAAGCCAATAGGTCAAGGCTATGTATATAGTATGATTGATTACGGAAAAGGAATAAATAATCAATTTAAAGTAAGTGATATTTACCCATCTGTTTATGCTAAAACAATTTTAGATAAAATGTTTAGCGAAGCTGGTTTTAGTTATCAATCAAATTTTTTAAATAGTGATTTGTTTAAAAGATTAATTATACCTTATAATGGGCAAAGCCAATTAACGCTATCTAATGATGCAATAGAAAACAGAAGTTTTAGAGCAACTAAAAATACTTTACAAACTTTAGAATACGCTAGTACAGGAACTACTTTTTATTCAGATTTAGAATTTGGTGGTGCAAGTGCCGAAATTACTTATGAAGATGAAGTTACAGAACCTAATTTTGATCCTGGTAATGTTTTTACATTTAATACTTTGTTCAAAGCAAGTAGAAGCGGTAATTATAGTTTCAAAACATTTTTAAAATGTTATGTTACTTATTACCCCTTGAATCCTGCAACTTTTAATTTTTATAGTTATGACGCTCCTAAAACGATAGCTAATTTAGAAATTAGAAGAATAAGAAGTTTTGCTAATGATATAATTATTGCAAATGTGCCTATTACAATAGTTCCATTTGGAAATAATGGAAATTCAAATCAATTCAATTTGTTTTCTAAAACTACTGCAATAAATGATAATGATACTACATTTACAAATGAGGGTAGTTTAGAAACACAGGTATATTTGAATGCGAATGATATAGTTGAATGTGTTATACATACATCGGATTCTGTTTATTTATTAAATAGACCTGATCCGAACGACCCTTTAAATAACATAGAAGTTGAGGGTGACTTAAACATATTATCTGATTCATATTTTACAGGAAAACTTTTAGATTCAACTATTCAAGAAGGTGATACAGTTATTTTAAGTGATGTACTGCCTGACAAAATAAAGCAAAGCGATTTTTTTAATTCAATAATTAAGATGTTTAATTTATTTATTGAAATAGATAAATCAGATGCTAAAAAATTAATTATTGAGCCTAGACCATCATTTTATACAAGTGGTGTAACAAATGACTGGTCTCAAAAATTAGATTACTCAAAGGAAACAAAAATAATTCCAATGGGTGAGCTTAATAATAAAGTCTACAAATATACATATAAAGAGGATAATGATTTCTTTAATAATAAGTATAAACAGCAGACAGGTGAAATATACGGGGAGCAAAAATATGAAGTATTAAATGACTTTTTAAAAGGCGAAGTAAATAATGAATTAATTTTTAGTCCGACACCATTAGTCGATACTATTGGACATGATAGGATAATACCTAAAATTTATTCAGTAAATACAAACGGGCAAATAGGTTACACAGCATCAAACATTAGAATATTATATTATGCAGGTGTTAAAACAACTAATTATCAATGGTCTCACATAGCAACAAGCGGAACTACTCAAAGAAGTATTTATGCCTATGCTGGTCATTTAGACGACCCTTTAAATCCAACTATTGATATTAATTATGGTATACCTAGACAAATCTTTTATACATTAAACAGATGGACATCGAATAATTTATATAATACTTACTGGAAAGATTATATTGAACAGATTGCTGATAAAGATAGTAAACTATTTACAGGATATTTTTTAATAAATGAATTTGACATTCAAGATTTAGATTTTAGAGATACTTTCTTTTTTGAGAATGAATATTGGAGACTAAATAAAATTATTGATTATGACCGAGTAAATAACCAACCAACTAAATGTGAGTTTATTAAGTTAAAGACATTGCCCCCATTTGTAGCAGATGAAGGCTTTGATACCTTTGGAGGATTAGAAGATGGAAATATTAACGCTCCAACAGGTAAAATAATAAACAACTACAATAATAATAATGTAGCAGATGGTGCAATAGTAAGTGGATTCAATAATAATGTTCAAAGCGGTAATGGTGTTTTAGTAATAGGCAATGACATTATGATTTCACCTAATGCTAGGAATATAAATGTAACAGCTTCAAGTGGAATAAGTGTATTTGATTCAAGTAATGTAAGCATTACAAGTTCAACAGGTGTAACTGTTTTTGATGGTGTTTCAAATGTAAGTGTTACAAATAGTTCAGGAATAACAGTAACTGAATCAAACGTAACTTACAATAATGGAATTAAAACATTAAATAGTGTTAATTATAAAAAGTATGTTGCATTATTATATCAAACTGGGACAAATGATCCAACTGCATATGTTTTAGAAAATACATTAAGTTCTGGAATAACATGGGTTAGAAATACAACAGGCGAGTATGAAGGAACATTAACGGGTGAGTTTACTATTTACAAAACTGCTATATTTTGTAATAATACAAATTATGGTGAAATAATGGCTTATAGAAAAAATGCAAATACTATAAACGTTTATACACAAGATTCTAGTGGAACACCTACAGATGGGCAATTAAACTATTCAACAATAGAGATACGAGTTTATTCATAATTGGTACTTAAAAGATAATGGCAAAGACTACAATTGAAATAGATGTAAACACAGGTGATGCTGCAAAATCACTAAGTGAATTAAAAGGTGAATTTAAAGATTTACAAAATACATTAGAAAAATTAAGACCTGGTACAAAGGAATATATTGATACATTAAAAAATCTAGGCTCTGTTAAAAATGATATTGAAGATGTAAAAAAAGAATTAAATGCTTTTGCAGATGGCACATCTAATTTATCTGCATTTTCTGGAGTTTTAAGTGGTGTTGTTTCAGGTTTTGAGGCGGCAAGTGGTGCAGCTGCATTATTTGGATTAAATAGTGGAGTTCTTGAAGAACAAATAAAAAATCTTCAAGGAGTAATGGCATTTAGTGAGGGTATTAAAGGTGTTTTAGAAACAGGCGAATCATTTAAAAAATTAGGTAATGCAATAAAGTCAAGTGCAGTAGGAGCAAAAGCCATGGCTGTTGCACAAAGGATATTAAATGCAGTAATGGCTGCAAATCCGATAGCATTAATTGTAGCGGGATTAACAGCATTAGTTGGTGTTATTGCATTAGTAGTAAATGCAATGGGTGATGAAGATGAAGCGCAAAAAGAGGTTATT